TAACACACTCCTGGCTATCGATGAGTCAACCACAATCAAAACACCTAATGCTGCAAGAACTAAAAATGCTTTGAAAATCAGTAAGTTAGCTAAGTTTAGACGTATCATGACAGGCTCTCCTGTTACAAAGAATCCACTTGATGTGTATTCACAACTAGAATTTTTAAGCCCGGATATTACAAGACAAAACTATTGGGCGTTTAGATCTAGGTATGCAATTCTAGTGCGCAGAAATTTTGGAGCACGTGCTACGCAGCTTGTTGTAGGATTTCAAAGACTGCCAGAACTAAATACAATTATAGATCAACATTCATATCGAGTGCTAAAGGAGGATTGTTTGGATTTACCAGAAAAAATTTATACAAAAAGATTTGTGTCACTAACCAAAGAACAAGTTAAAGCTTATGAAGAGATGAGAAGATTTAACATGACACAAGTAGATGGTAAAACGATGACAAGTTTATCAACACTATCTGCATTAATTCGTTTGCATCAGATTAGCTGCGGTCACATAACTTTAGATGATGGCGAAACAAAAGAAATAAAAAGCAATCGTATGCAAGAGTTACTAAACATATTAGATGAAGTAGACGGCAAGGTTATCATCTGGGCCAACTATAGATTTGATATTCAAAACATTCAAAAAACATTAGCAGAAAAATTCGGAGAAGAATCTGTTGCTACGTATTATGGTGATACAAAAGATAAAGATCGCCAAGACATAGTTGATAGGTTTCAAGATAAAGATTCTAAATTAAAATACTTTGTTGGTAATCCATCAACAGGTGGTTATGGTTTAACATTAACTGCAGCTCACACTGTTGTGTATTATTCTAACACGTATGATTTAGAAAAGCGTATGCAATCAGAAGATAGAGCGCATCGTATTAGTCAAGTAAACAAAGTTACTTACATTGATATGATTGCTGAAGGCACGATTGATGAAAAGATTGTGCAAAGTCTTCGTAGTAAGATTGATATCGCTAGTGAAGTAATGGGTGAACAAATTAAAAAGTGGGTTATCGAACCTATCAAAAAAAGAAAGGAGTCCTAATGGACACAAGTAAATATAAATCTGTAGCCACAAAGATGGATACGTATAACAAAGCAAAAATAATTGCTAGTCATTCGCATCGATCTATCGGAGCTGTTATCTCCATGTTAGTAGATCAAGAGTGGGCTAAACAAAAACCGCAAGTTAAAAAAGAATTGAAGAGTGCTGCATGATGTTTGACTTCTGGCACATAGCTGCAATCGTGTTGGTGTTTGCTCTTGGTTTCATACTTGGTGGAAGATGGAGAAAAAACAAATCCAAAAAAGAGGCAATGCATTATTTGATGGAAAGACTCTCGCACGATTTAAAAGAAAACAACATAGAGATGTATAGAAAGAAACCCATAACAGATGAAGACCAAAAAAAATTTGAAGAGTTGCTTAAAGATAGAACATAACAAGCTCCGAGCTGCAGCTCTTCGCGATCCACGGACCACGAAAGATGTTGCGATTCGTATGCGTTTACATCGTATTGAATCTATTATAAGGGGTAGATATGGACAAGATTATCTGTTCGAACTGCAAGGGCAACGGTTACATAAGGCTGAGATTTGAAGCGGAAGAATCTATATACCAATGTGAAGTTTGTCACTCGCAGGGCGAAGTTGAGAAAGAAAAAGAAAAAGAACAATAAAAGTTTACTACAGGGTATGCTTCGTCGTAATGGACCTGTAGTAATATTCGAGGGAGAACCACCATTTTAGTTACCTCGAGTGGTGGTTACTACTGGCTCTCTCGATCGACCAGAAAGTAAAGGAGCAATCGGCTTGCGGTTGTTCCTTTACAATTCTCATAAAATGACATAGAATCACGCAGCGGAAGGCTGCATATGAGTATTAAATTGCCTGATAGTCCTGTGAGTAGAATCTCCAGGTGTTTTAAATGTCATCATCTGTCTGTTGAGTTTTGGAATCCGAAGTATAACCGAAGCTACACAGTGGAGGAATGGTTGACTATTTGTGAAGAAGGAAGAGATTCACTGCGCAAGATCCTCGGACCTATTGTAGAAGATCCTAAATGGTTCTTTGATTAAAAGGAATATGACTCTTAGTTAATTAGTCAGCGAATCTGACTTGTGCTCTTTTTAATTTAGCTTTGTATTTTTTAATATAAGTCCTGGCCCTTTTTTCTTTTGTCTCCCAAGACTTAATTAATTTTTCTAAATTAATTATCTTAGCATTTCGTTTCTCATCCCAAGTAGGTTTAGCTTTTGGTTTACTTTTAAGTTTACCTTCAAGCCAACCACTATCGATAACAAACTGTGCCATCTCTTGCTCAATCTTAGCTTGAGCAAGGTCATGATCATTTGAATTTGGAAAACGAAAATCATGAACATAATGTGAAACATCATGTACTAATCTTCGCCAACCTTTTGAAAGAGTATTGGTATCGCCATTGAGACTTAACCAACATTTTCTAACTCTAACTTTCCAAGTTTTAGTTCCTTTGTATCTCCATCTATAAACAGATAATTTTTTAGTTATCCATTTACCACGATACTCGGACCAAACTTGTTTAGTTCCGAATTTAGCTACCAACTTTTTATAGGCTCTCTCGGCCTCATCTCTTTCTAAAATTGGTAATGATTCAGGAAACATACGATTGACTTGACCGTAAGTCTTTCGAGCTTCCCTATTTATTTGCTGATGCAAAGTTTCCATAATTCACTCCGTCGTTTGGTAAGAGTCATATTCACTTTTTAAAGAGCAGTATCTAATCATAACTCATGAAGATATTTTCAATACAAAACCATAATAACATTTTTTAAAAATAATTTCTTACGGCCAAAAAATTTTAAGATAAAAATCTGCTAAATATTTTTTTTAATCGCAGAATAAATTGCGACATCTTGGCAAAAATAGATGAATTTAGTATTTTTTAAGATTAATTTTTTTCTTCGCAACACCGCAGTTTACTTGGTGTGATTTTTTTTATCCACAGGATTTTCTGCGATTTTTTATTTTTTATTAATTTGTTCATCAATCATTCTGCCAAGAACAAACACCATGAATCCAATGAAAACCAGGGCTAAAAGTATTAGCCCTAGTAAGATATTTGTTAACATTCTATTTGACCAGATAAAGTTAAATGCTTTGTTATCTGCTCCTCAATAAAGTTTCTTTCGCTCTTGTGTATGGCGTGATCCTCCGGGAATCTTTCACCTGTCACCAAAGACCATATTTTTATTTCTCCATCATCAACCATCCAACCAATTGGATAGTGTTTATTTCTATCTGTCATGACTTCTCCAAGTTATCAAAGGTTTCTATGTAATCAACAGTTGTGCTGGTAACTTCCAGCACTTCTGATGTATCCGGGTCAACGCACATAGCAATGTGCGTCGCTTCTTCTTCGTTGATTGCGTTAACAATCCAAGTATCTTGCTTGATGTAGCGCTCAGTTACCTTGAAAGTTTTTAATCCCTCTTCTTCTTTCAAGCGATCTGCCGCTTCCTCCATGGCCCTTTCTTGTTGGTCCATGACCCACGAATCAAACTTACTCATAGTCTTCCCTTTCATTCCAATGGTCTCGTTCCCACTCGTCCCATTGATCTTGTTCTAATGCGCTCCACTCCTGGTCCCACTCGGCATCTTGCTCTTTGCGTATGAGCTCGTCTTCAGGTAGGTCCGGTATTTGTCTTGGATCTTTACTCATGGTCATCCTCCCTAACATTAATTATTACTTCTATATTTCTTGTTGCGTATTCGCCATTAACTGTTTCGTGCCACTGCTCAAGTAAAGGAACTAATCTTTTTAGTTCGATACCATCAATGCCATCAAGACTAGCCAACACACAACCTTTTTTACTTTTTCCATTGGTCCACTTTGTTCCAATATTGTTGACTACGTATTTATCCACGTGCATAGTTTATTCTCCCTTCATATCTTTCATATTTTTCATCAAAAAAACAATCATCACAAAGCAAAAGACCTTTACCATCATCGGTCCAAACCTCGCAGTTAATTGTAGATCCTTGAGTTTCCTCAGTCTTTTGACATTCATCACATTTTTTTCTAGCCATTTGTATAAGTTTCTCCTTTTTGTATGTCAATTATCCCATACAAATACTAATGTCAAATAAAAAAACACCCCCTCCAATGAAGAATGAAAACATTGAGAGGGGGAAAGGGAGTGAATAAGATTCATCTATACAATGCTATAGTTATTTCTACAACAAAATTATATTTAACCTTTCAAATATCTCGTGTAGCGGTGTAGCGGTGTAGCGGTAGTGAAATAATATATACATTACAATAACTTAACCCTGATTTAACCGCTACATGTCCGCTACGTCTGGTATATATGGCGTAGCGGTGGTTTCCTTGTTTTCTGCCAAAAACATGTTATAAGGGTATCATGGAACTAGAACAGTTACGAGACAAACTGACACCAAAACAAGCAAAGTTTTGTTTATTGTTTGTTCAAGAGGGTGACACAAAAACAGCAACGGAGTGTGCTATCCTGGCCGGATACTCAGAAAAGAGGGCAAGAATTGAGGCCTCCGAACTACGCAAACATCCTGGTTGTACTGAATATATCCGTGAGCTGCGGAATCAAGAAGAAAAGAAATATGAAATTAATCTTCATAAACATTTAAAAAGGTTAGATCAATTGAGTAGAGGCGCAGAAGAAAAAGGTAATTGGAATGCAGCCGTAACGGCTGAAAAATCCAGGGGTCAAGTTGGTGGTCTTTACATTGACAGAAAAGAGATAATGCATGGCAGTATTGACCAATTGAATCGTGAAGAAGTTGATAAGTTATTGCGAGATATGGACAAGAAATTGTCTATCGAGGGGAGTTATAGAGAGGTAAATGACAACGAAACCGGAGACGAGATTCTGGAAAAGAATCAAAGATAAATTTACAAAAGTTACCTTAACAAGAATAGAAGCAGTCACTCCGTTAGGATTGCCTGATGTACTTGCCGTTTATAAGATCACAGATAAACAACGAGGACAGTTCTGGATAGAGCTTAAGGTAACTACGGGTAACAAAGTCAAGCTCTCTCCCGGTCAAATATCATGGCATATGAGCCATAATACGAATGGTGGTTGTTCGTTTATCATGGCTACCCCCCTCGGACGAGGAGGCATCTCGATTTATTCTGGATCTTGTGCCTTGCGACTTGCAAAGTTAGGCTTGAGCCTTGAACCCTGCGCCCTAATCCATGAGCCTTGTGACCTTGAACCCTGGTTTTTGAACCAGGTAACTTAGCTGCAACTACCTCAATAATATTTTTAATAAACAAATCTTCGCTTCTCGCTTCGTCATACCATAAGATACGAGGATCTTAACTAATGCATTGAACTCGGCCACCCAATGAGGGTGGCCGGGATTTTTATTTGTCACAGAAAATAACATCGAATCCATAATAGCATTCGAGGTACCAATCTTGCGGGTTGTTCATCATATCGTATGATTTAGGATGAGAGCTCAAAGAGTAGCCCACGCCCCAATCGTAAGGGCCAGCTTCGTATGAAACTATGATTCCCTCATTCTTAAAGTATTCACTATCTTTGTATGGCTGTTTTGAAACTTCCCAAGCTGGATCATGGCCAACGTCTTTCGCATGTTTACAGAGCGCCTGATATAGCAGCTCTGCAGCTTCTTCTTTACTCACCTTTTCTTTTGTAAAGTCCGGCAAGTATTTATTAGTTAATGTATCTATCATATACACCCCTTTCGTTTACAATTGTATAAGATAAATCTCATACAATGTCAATTAAAATCTTGCGCCTGGGTGGGGGTCGTTAATGAATAAATTCGCTCGTCCCACCCTTGCGCCTTGCAGCTACAATTCGGCTAACTGTGGGTGATCAAGTTCACATTGTTCAGTCGGACATGTAGCTGGCCTTGATCCTGGCGTCATTAAACTTTTGTCCTAGGACCAGGATCTTGAGCCTTGTGGCTTAATCAAGCTGCAAAAACGTTTCAAACCAGTTTTACATTGCAGCTCGAATAAACCAGGGGCCATAAGGCCCCGGGTCAAGGAGTGTTAATTGTGATACCCAATTGTAGGTATCACTTCTGCACCATGTTCATCGTCAGTTGTAAAAAGGACACCATGACCATTACCCTCATCATCGCGACTCGGTGTAATCCAGTGTCCATCATCAAAGACGATCCGAACATTGCGACCGTAGTCTTCGTAAAATATATCATCGTTTTCTTTTTCTGAATGATATCTTACGTCAACTATTCTTTTGCCAACTAGGAAAGCTTTCGCTCTCCTAGTCCACTCGGCTAAATTTTCTTCATTTGTCATTTGATCAAGTGGTTTCGTTGATTTCATATTCTACCCCCCTTTCAATTATTGTTTCTTCTTCTGCTCCATCTTCATGAATACAATCCCAAGATATTTCTACATCTTTAAGAATTGTTTTTTTCATTCGAAGTAGTGCTAAAGCAATTTGACGAGGACAATCCCACGCAGTTTCAAAACGATAGTATAGAAGATTGCCTGTATCATCTATTATTTCAGTATTACAAGCGTTCCACTTCGTCCCCCAATTTTCTATACTCCAATCGTACCAATTATTCTTTCCGTATTTTTCTTCTTCCTCTCTACCGAGGTTGCCTCGAAAAATATTTTTTGGCATTGGAATAATATTATTAAAATCAAAATCATTTTCATCTGATTTCAACATAGTCTTTAGTGTGTTGAGTTGTTTTTTATTACCCTCAAACATCACACTATTATAAGTCCAATTAGGCATATTCACTCCTTTGTTGTATAGTTTGGCATATTTTATACCCACGATGTTAATTCATCGGGACAGGTATATTTTTATAGCCGTTAGCCTGTACTGTTTCTTTTAAACTTTTCATTGTCGGCAACCAAACTATTATTGACATATAAAACTTTATGGGATATTAGTCAATACATAATTTAACGAAAGGGTTTGAATATGGAAAAGACTACAAATGTTGGGGGAACTTTTCTCCAAGGATATATAAAAGCAAGTTATGACCAACTTGTAAAAGTATTTGGTGAACCTCACGACCCAAATGGTGATAACTATAAAACAGATGTTGAATGGGCTTTTGAATTTGCTGATGGTACAGTAGCCACTCTTTACAATTGGAAGAATGGTAAAAACTATTTAGGTGAAGCCGAGGGTCTAGAACTAAATGATATTTATGAATGGCATGTTGGGGGTTTCAGTGACAAGGCAGTTGCTAAACTTCTAGAAAAATTAAGAGCATAATCAAGGGGGCATTGCCCCCTTATTTTATTTTTTAAGGCTTGCGACCTTGCGCATTAAATCATTAATTTTATCTATCCATATTCTTTCAAGCCATGCGTCTTCGCCTCCACCTGCTATTTGAGTTCTCTTGAGCTGCATTTCCAGGATAGCTACCTTATCCAATAATATTATTTCCATTTTTATTCTCCAATCAAAAAACATCGGTACTCCTTAGTAGAACCAGGTGATGTTGATCCGTGTGCCCTACACCATAAACCCCTGTCGCAGCCACCGACTGGTCATCTATGGTCTACTTGTCCTACTCTATTCGGACCCCCAACACTGGGGTTCAGACACAAAGCCACCTGGTTCTATTAAAGAAGCTGACACCGAAGTGTCAGCTACTCGCTACTTTCAAGGTGATCCCCACGTATATCGGGGTCCGAGCAATATGCGTTACACCATCGATTTCACTACTGTGAGTTTGAAAGACGTGATACGTTTTAACCCGAGGGTAACAAGATTATAGGGACTAGTCCCAACCTCTACTCTTTACTAGACTCACTAAGTTGTTCTATAAAAACTCTCTTTCTTTTGTTAGCTTTATCCTCTGAGGGCTTTGCTATGAACTCACCCCCAACTTTCAAGTATCAGATCACATATACATTTTGATCAGTTTCGTATATTAACCCCTACTCAAACCACCTCAAAGTAAACTCAGACATTTGTCCATTTAAACCTTTTTAGTGTGCCTTTGATCCCTGACAAAACCATGTTCAGCCAAGAGGACGATAGGTTAATTATTCCTATCGTTTAAAGCTAATTTACATATAATCTTATTAAATCTCATAGTCAATAACTTTTTTAAAAAAAAATTGGGGGTTGTGAATAACCCCCAGATAATTATAAATAATGTGGAAATATTAAGCCTAGTATAAAAGCTGCTAGGCAAAATGCAAACCAGATAGATCCAGTTTGCATTAGAACAGCTACTATTCTTTTAAGCATCTGCATACCTTAACTTCTCTTCTTCGAGCTCCATTGCCAACCATTCATCAGCCGACTTTCTAGCTTGATCAATCGTTTCAATATCGTATTCAGTAAAACAATTTACATTTTTACCATCTACGAATACATTGAAAGTAGCCGAGCCATTCCAAGATATTTCAATATTGTTTTCATATTTAAAAACTACATCAGAATTTATACCCATTCTACACCCCCAATTTTTAGACTTGTTAAAGTATTAAGATTAACAGAACGCCAAGCCTTTTTTGGTTCATCTGGATTCTTTCTTAACACTGTTACGTCAAGCACTTCTAATAAGTGATTGCGATCGCCTTTTAATTCTCCACCACTAAAAAACTTTTCATTGGTGGGCAACTTACAAAGCATAGTTCTCTTTGTTTTATCTGCTTTGATAAACTCTACAGAAAACAACTTATTGTTAATTGCTTTTTTTAATATATCTTTTTTAAACATAGTTTCTCCGTTGTTAAAAGATAATTAACATATATTATCTTATACAATACATGTCAAGATATTATAGTAAATTTACTATAATATCTTATATAGGTAAACGGCTAAAATTCTAAATTGTTTCAATTTATTTTTATTTATTTTAAATACCTGTGGATAACTTTTTAATTGGTCTTGGTTCTAGTTCCATTCGTGAGGCTCATTTTGTGCTTCTTGCCAAATCATAAAATCACAGGAGGGACAACCCCTAAAAAGAGCGTAGCACAATATAGGTTATTGTATATATAAACTTTTGCACATACAGACTATATGGTATAAACATCTGATGTCCGAAGTAGAACAGTTCAAGCGTATTGTTAATTATGATAATATGACTCCTGAAGAGTTAGATACTCTCAAGAAAAAATTATTATTACGTAAAAAAACATTTCAATTAAAAACATTAGCCCAGAATAATTTTATAAAATTTGTGAAACAAGTATGGCCAGAGTTTGTAGAGGGGCCCCATCACATAAAAATTGCAGAAAAGTTTCAAGACTTGGCGGAGGGGAGGATAAATCGACTAATCGTAAATATGCCACCCAGACATACCAAATCAGAATTTGCATCATTTTTATTTCCAGCATGGATGATGGGCCGTGATCCACGGCTCAAGATCATTCAAACAACACACACAGCAGAACTCTCTTATCGTTTCGGTCGTAAGGTTCGTAACT